TCATGCGAGAAACCAATAAAAACATCGCGCAAGACACCAAAAAGAAAAAAGTAGAAGCAGACCTCAGCGAATATCAAATCCGCAACATAGCCAACCAAACCGAAACGGTAAAGCTACACAACAGGATCATAAACCTGGCCGGAATACCCGCCGCCGAAAAAGATAAAAATATCTGGGAGGGCGACTATGGCCAGATCATCCGCTACCTACAGAAATTCAATCCTTTCGGAAAATTCAATGTTGGAGGAATAGGAAAATGACTACCAAAAAATTCATGCGCAGGGCCTACGGCCCGCGCCACAGAGTAACAATCGACGCCGGCGGGGAATCCCGCACCAAACAATCTTTCAAAGATGAGTGCGACGTAAATACAATTATGGCGCGCTATCAAAAAACAGGCGTCGTAACCCACTTTAACGAGCAAAAAGCGTCTTACGGTTTTGCTCCGGCAATCGACTACCAGGAGGCGTTAAACCTCGTCAAAAAAGCAAGCGATTTATTCGACGGTTTACCGTCACAAATTCGCGCTAAATTCCAAAATAATCCGAGGGAATTCCTCGCATTTTGCGAGAATCCCGACAACCGTTCGGAGATGGCGCTGCTGGGACTTCTGAAAGAAACAGAAACCCCAGCATCTACATCGGACGAAGAACCGTCCGATAGCGCCTCCGAACCACTACCACCGAACCCGGCAACCGAAACTAGGCCACCAACCGCCGAATGAGGTAATCACAGTTGACCCACTTGATGTCAACTGTGCGGACTGACACCAACCGACCAAAAACAGGTCGGAAAAGTCCGCAAAAAAACACTACAAAAAACAGCCCAAAAACAGCACGAAAAACTACACCAAATATGGCAGGAAATCGGAGGAATAATTCATGCCTTACAGACGTAAAAAAATGTCTCGAAAAGCGTCCCGCAAAAACTTCCGAAAAGGAGCAAAACGGATCGCACGAGTAAATACTCGTACCGGTCCTATGCGGGGCGGAATTCGACTATAATCCCGGCGCCCTTCGCGCCCACCACACGCTACACAGGAGCTGTCCAATGCCCTGCTATGCCCCAATTTCTGCCTACAAATCCGCCCGCCCAGGTGCAAACGGCAAACATCCGCTCACCTGGAAGCGCCGAGAATCCATCGGCCAAATAATAAAAATACCCTGCGGGCAATGCATCGGCTGCCGCCTCGAACGCTCACGACAATGGGCAATACGTTGCACACACGAGGCACAAATGCATGCCGACAACAGCTTCATAACGCTGACCTATCGCGACGATAACCTTCCGCCGCATGGCAACTTAATAAAAAAAGATTTCCAGCTTTTCATGAAAAGACTGAGAAAACACTTCAGCCATATAAAAATACGTTACTATCACTGCGGCGAATACGGCGCACAATTCAAACGTCCACACTTTCACGCCTGCCTGTTCGGATTGGACTTCCTTGATAAAATCTTTTTCAAGGAACTGAATGGGCAGGCGACTTTTACTTCAGCAACACTCGAGGTTCTCTGGCCCCAGGGCTTCGCCCTTATTGGGGACGTAACCTTCGACAGCGCGGCATACATTGCCCGCTACATCATGAAAAAAATAAACGGCGAACAAGCCGAGAGACACTACGAAACTGTCAGCGAAACAACCGGAGAAATAATACAAATGAATCCGGAATACACCACGATGTCCCGGGGCGGCAAAGACGGCCACGGCATCGGCTCGACCTGGTTCGAGAAATATAAAAAAGACATTTACCCGGACAACTTTGTTGTCCTAAAGGGCAAAAAAATGAAGCCACCACGCTACTACCAGCAACGCTACGAAATAGAAAACCCAGAAGCCTATAAAGCACTTCAAAAAAAGAACAAAGCATTTAACAAAAAACATAAATCAGACTCTACACCCGAACGACTAGCTGTTCGGGAACAATGCAAAATTGCACAACTTAAAACATTACCCAGGAACTACGAAAATGGAACATAAAATCTTCGCTATCTATGATCAAAAAGCCTACGCATATCTTCCGCCTTTCACTCTGCCCCGGACAGAGATGGCGGAAAGAACTTTCCAAGATTGCGTCAACTCTCCGGACCATGCCTTCGGCCGGAACCCGGCCGACTACACCCTCATCGAGTTGGGTACCTACGACGATAACAAGGCGCTCATTAGCCCTTACGAGGTTGTCCGGACAATAGGAACCGGGATAGAATACCTTAAGTCAATCAGCTTAAATCCCGAGGGAAAAACCGATGACAACATCTCTTCGATCAGTAATGACGCACCAATTCTCCCAGGTGCCGTCGGTTGAAATTCCCCGCTCTTCCTTCGACCGTTCACACGGACTTAAGACCACTATAAACAGTGGTCTTTTAATTCCGATATACATAGACGAAGTCTTACCGGGCGACACGTTCAATCTCAACATGACGGGCTTTGCCCGTCTGTCTACACCCATTTTCCCCATCATGGACAACATGCGGTTCACAACGTTTTTCTTCGCTGTGCCCAACCGTCTGGTATGGGACAACTGGGAGAAATTTAATGGATCCCAGGACAACCCAGACGACTCAACCGACTTCCTCATCCCTCAATTATCCGGCGGAGGAGCCGGTTACATTGAGCGCAGTCTTTCGGACTTTATGGGCATACCTCCTATTGGCGACGACATATCTGGCGTTAGCTGCCTGTGGCATCGGGCTTATAACCTTATCTTCAATACCTGGTTTAAAGACCAAAACCTTGACGACAACGTCTTCATCTCAACCGACGACGGACCCGATTCAATTGCCTTGTACGGTCTGCACCGTCGTCGTAAACGTCACGACTACTTCACTTCATGCCTGCCCTTCCCTCAAAAAGGCCCGGCCGTCGAGCTCCCACTCGGGGACACCGCTCCAGTTACCGGCCTCGCCACTCAAACCGAAACCTTTACCGCCGGAGGCGGCCAGCGTTTCGATACCAAAGGACCCATTACCTATGACTGGGAAACCTCCGCTGCAGTAGCAGCTCAAGTCTGGGTCCAGGGCACGGCCGAACAGGGCCTGCCCAACATCACTGCGGACTTAAGCGAAGCGACCGCAATCACTATCAACGCCCTCCGCGAGGGCTTTCAAATTCAGCGGATGTTCGAACGCGACGCCCGTGGCGGAACGCGTTATACCGAAATCATCCGCTCACACTTTGGCGTGGTTTCACCCGACCAAAGACTACAACGACCGGAATATCTGGGGGGCGGAGTCTCCCCAGTAATAGTCTCTCCGGTCGCACAAACATCTCAATCCGATCTCTCCGGCCCGGACGCAAGTCCGCAGGCGAACCTCGCAGCGATCGGAACATCTTCAATGAACAATCACGGCTTTACCAAATCCTTTACAGAACATTGCCTACTTATAGGACTGGTCTGTGTAACAGCCGATCTTACCTACCAACAGGGACTCAACCGAATGTGGTCCCGTCAAACAAGGTTTGATTACTTCTGGCCGTCACTCGCCAACCTGGGCGAGCAGGCCGTACTCAATAAAGAAATCTTCGCCCAGGGCGTCGGTGTACCCGACGCCGACGACGAAGTATTCGGCTATCAAGAACGCTACGCGGAATACCGATACAAACCTTCCCAAATTACCGGCGAATTCCGCTCGTCGGCCACGGCCTCATTAGACGCCTGGCACTTATCGCAAGACTTTGCATCCTTGCCGGTACTTAACGCTAACTTCATCACTGAACAACCTCCGGTCGACCGCATCACAGCGGTCCCCTCAGAACCGGACTTCATCTTCGATGCATACTTCCAACTGCGCTGCGCACGACCGATGCCGTTATACGGCGTTCCAGGTCTTATCGATCATTTTTGATCGTACTCTCTTAACAAACGCAGCCAGTAATGAAAAACTACAAGTTCGCTCACTACCAACGTGGCTTCGCTTGGGCACCCGTAATTGCCGCCGGCATATCTGCCGTCGGCTCTTTCATCGGGGGCGAAAAACGCAACGAAGCCCAAATAGCCTCAGCACGCGAACAAATGGACTTCCAAGAACGAATGTCCAACACAGCCCATCAACGCGAAGTCGAAGACTTACGCGCAGCAGGGCTAAACCCTATCCTCTCCGCTACAGGCGGCCGCGGAGCTTCTACACCAGGTGGCGCGCAAGCAGCAATACAAGACATCGTCACCCC